ACTCCACGCCTTGCACGAAGCCATGCAAAACCTCAACACCCGCACAACCATCCTGGAGAACATCCGTACCCCTGATACCTCAGAGGACAGCTACCAGCCGCTATTTGACAGGTGGCCCAATGGCAGGCCCTGATGGAACAGCTCCCAGTCATCGGCACCTGTGAGGTTTGCGATGGGCCCAGGACATACGGCCGACACCGATTCTGTTCCATGCGCTGCAGGGATGAACGATCCAGACAGCCGGGCTATCACAAGCCATTCTTTGGGACCTGCGTAGTCTGCGATAAACCGTTCGAAACTAAGCGTAAAGCCAAATATTGTGGATCTTCCTGTCGCATACAGGGGCAGAAGATGGATCTACGCGGATTCTTGGCGCACTTGCTCAAGCACCGATCCCGCCACAAGTACATGAAAATAGAGGATCTTCTTGCACTTTACGAGGCGCAAGGAGGACTATGTGCGATTACGCTGATCCCAATGACTACGGGGATCAGGGAAGGCAGGAAGCGCACCAACGTATCCATTGACCGCATCGATAGCAGTAAGGGCTACTCCCTGGATAACATCCAACTGGTATGCACCATAGTTAACCTGATGAAACTGGATATGACACAGACGGAGTTCACCAAATGGTGCGCTGCGGTTGCAGACAGGGCTAGAATTGCAAATGGCTGATTTCGGTGCAAAAACAAATGATGCGTACCGGCGTAGAGCGGTAAGGCAAGAGGAACTGCGTGAACGCCTTAGGGCGATGGCATATCTGCGGTTGCTGGAGAGCATTGCGGGTAAGGCCCACACGCTCACTGATCCCACTGAGGTAGCCGCGTACCGCCTGAAGGCAGACGTGTACATGAAGCTGCTCAACAAGGCGTTGCCTGATCTGAAAGCGATTGAACACACCAACAGAGATCGACGGGATGTGAATGAGCTTAGTCGCGATGAAATCAGAGCCGAGCTTGCCGACCTTAGAGCGCGAAGAGTTGCTGCTCGAGCGGGAGCTGGAGTTTCAGGAAGCGCAGCACAGCCTGGCAAAGTTCATCTCGATTCTTGATATTGGAATCGTCCCGGCCAAGCATCACCTGTTGCTGATCGAATACCTCGAGGCGCTGGATCGGGGCGATATTGACAGGCTGATGATCTGGATGCCGCCAGGATCGGCCAAGAGTACATACGCGAGCGTGCTATTCCCGCCGTGGTTTATGGGCCGTCACCCGGACGCCTCTATCGTGGGCGTTTCAAATACGACGGAATTGGCTGAGTATTTCAGCCGTAGGGCCAGGAACATAGTATCCAGCCCGCAGTTTCGGAATGTATTTGATTTTGGGTGTTCCGAAGACTCCAGGGCTGCAGGCTTCTGGGAGAATGAGCGCGGCGGGGCATTCTTTGCTGCCGGCACGGGCTCGACCATATCGGGCCGTAGGGCGTTGCTTGGGCAGATTGATGATCCAGTGAAGGGGCGCGAGGATGCCGATAACCCGCGCAACCTCGACAAGCAATGGGACTGGTACAGGAACGACTTCTATCCACGCCTGTTGCCGAAAGCACGGCAAGTGCTGATACAGACCAGGTGGGCGGAAGCGGATCTGTCGGGCAGGCTGATCGAGAGGGAATCAAACAGATGGACGGTACTGAAATTGCCAATGGAGGCGATTGCGCCCGATCCTGTAGGCCGCCAGCCAGGCGAACGCTTGTGGCCGGAGTGGTTCACGGATGAAATGGTGCAGACTGCAAAGATGGATAACAGGGCTTGGAACGCGCTATACCAACAAGATCCAGCGCCAGACGAGGGCGATTACTTCAAGCGCGAGTGGTTCAACGAGTACCGTACAGCCCCGCAGAACATGCACTACTACGGAGCCAGCGATTATGCGGTTACTGAAGGCGGAGGAGATTACACTGAGCACGGTATCTTTGGCTTGGACTACAACGGAGACCTGTACCTTGTGGATTGGTGGCGGGGGCAAGCTGCTAGTAACGTTTGGATCGAGAAGCAATGCGACCTGATCGCCCAGTATTCCCCCTTGATATGGTTTGGGGAATCAGGACCGATACGAAAAGCCATCGAGCCATTTTTGAAGAAGCGTATGCAAGAGCGACGGGTGCCGTGCCGGCTCGAATGGCTTGCCAGTATTGTGGACAAAGTGGTCCGCGCTCGTCCTTTCCAGGCCCGCTGTGCAATGGGCAATGTATTCCTACCTTCTACAAGTCCATGGCTGCCGGACTTGATGAGTCAGTTGATGCGCTTCCCAGCTGCGAAATTTGATGATGGAGTAGACGTTTGCTCATTGATTGGGAGAGGTTTAGAACACGCAAGGGCACCAGAGATGCCAAAGACTGCCAAGGTGTCGGTGCCAATGAACCAGCGAGCTAATGGGGACGGGTTGTCTTGGATGGAGTCATAGAGTGGGGCGACCTAAGAACACAGCCGAACGTTTGATGAACAGGTATATACGTAAGACTGATACGTGCTGGATCTGGATTGCCAGCACCGATCAAGATGGATATGGTCGCGCTTCTGTTGGCAATCGTGGGTATCGCGCTCATCGTGTCGTGTATGAGGCTTTAGTTGGCCCGATAGCTACCGGGATGCAGCTTGATCATCTCTGCAGAAACCGGATATGCGTTAATCCGGCGCATTTAGAGCAAGTCACTCCAGACGAAAATCACAGACGTGCTGTCTATCCTGTCCGCGAGTTCTGCCGTAAAGGACACCCTGTGGCTGATAACACCTATATTGCTCCGAATGGACTGAAGCGGTGTCGTGCCTGCAATACTGAGGCAGCGAAGAAATACAGAGCACGATTATGCCTGTGAGTCCTGAGCGTACTAATGATCAGCCGGCGGCGTCTGATGATTTTGCAGCTATCTTCGCAGAAGCAGCCGAACGCCTAAGGATCTGTCAACAGGCCGAAAGTGAAAACAGAATCAGGGCCGTGGCGGATTTGGAATTTGAAGATGGGAACCAATGGCCTGATGACCTGTACAACATGCGTAAGGTCATGCGCCGTCCCACCTTGACGATCAACCACACCCGCACGATGGTCAAGCGCGTGGTGAACAACATGCGCCAGCAGCGCCCCAGGATCAAAGTGCATCCTGTTGGGGATGGTGCGGATGTGGACCTGGCTAAAAAGATAGGCGGCCTCATACGCCACATCGAAACACGTAGCGATGGGGCCACAGCCTACGATACGGGTGGGGAGAGCGCGGTAAAGATCGGCTGGGGCTACTGGCGGGTGCTTTCAGAGTACATCGATGAGGATAGCTTCGAGCAGGAGCTGAAGCTCTTAGCGATACCAAACACATTTACCGTGTACATGGACCCTGCCGCCATGTTACCTGCGGGCGAGGATATGGAATGGTGCATCCTCTCGGAGAAGATGAAACGCTCCGAGTTTCAAAGGAAGTACCCGAAGGAAGAACAAAGCGAGTGGCGTGAAGGGGCACAGGGGGATCAGCTTGCCGACTGGGAAACAAAGGAAGAAATCAGGCTCGCGGAGTATTTCCGCATTGCCAAGCGCAAGGACGTGCTCATCAAACTATCTGATGGACGCTCCATGTATGGTAGTGATTACAACCGCAATCGGGATGCGTTCGAGGCTGCTAGAATTACGCCTGCGCTCGACCTACGGGGCCGTGAGATTCGCCGTCCCACATACCGCCGTCAGGTTGAGTGGTTTCGCCTCAACGGATCTAGCGTTGTGCAGCACACGGAACTGCCTGGGAAGTGGATACCGGTCATCCGCTGCGAGGGCAATGTCCTGCACCTGAACGGCCAAATCAGACGCCGCGGAATGGTGCGGGACATGATGGACGCCGCAAGGATGTACAACTACTGGAGGACAAAGGAGACCGAGGCCATAGCCTTATCCTCACTTGCCCCCTGGATCGGCACGACACAGCACTTTGACGGGCATCCTGAGTGGAACGATGCCAACCAGAAACCGTACTCACACCTCACATACAATCCTGGCTTCATCGAACAGCCAGACGGCTCGAAGACCCCGCTTCCTCCCCCGATGCGGGTCGAGCCGGTAGCGATCCCGGCCGGGTTCGTGAACGCCGCAGAGTCCGCAGCCAAAGACTTAATGGCTCTCGCCGGTATGCCGCATGAACCCGGCCAGGACAAGGTAGGGGAGGTCATCAGTGGCAAAGCCTTACGGGAACGCGCTGCCCTGTCCGACATTGGGCACTTCCAGTACTACGACAATCAGACCAGAGCCATATGCCATACCGGTCGCCTTCTGCTGGACCTCATCCCTCATTACTACTCCGAGGAAAGGATGCAGCGCATCATCGGAGATGATGGAACTCCCAGCGTGGTTGCGATTAATCAACGCGATCCTACGGTAAACCGCATCAAGAACGACGTGACGGTGGGACGGTATGACGTGGTAATGGATACCGGGCCTGGGTATGAGACCAGGCGGATGGAATCGGCCGAAATGATGATCGATCTTATGAAGACACCCGTGGGTGAAGTGATCACCAAAGTGGGTGCGGATGTGTTCCTAAGGTCGCTTGATTTCGTGGGGGCGCAGGAGCTTGCCGACAGGGTAATGCCCCAGACGCCCCAGGGGTTGCAGAAGGTCATGGAAGGCTTGCCAGAACAGGCTAAGAACATCGTAACTGCCATGCAGCAGCAAGTGACTCAATTGCAGCAGGCATTGCAGCACGCACAGCTAGAGTTGAAGTACAAAGGCTCCATTGAACAGGGTTGGATGAAAACTGAGCTTGAAAAGGAAAAGCTGAGAACGGATACCAAGGCTCACGATGCTGTGGTCTCGAGCCACACCAAGATGGTCGATACGCACACCAGGGCTCAGGCGAGCATAGCGGTGGCCGAGATTGGAGCCGCCGCGCAGATCATGAACACCCACGCCGAGGCAGCACACCAGAAGGAACTGGCCAAAGAGACGGCCAAGGCTGCCGAACGAGTGGAAAAATCAACCCCTTAGGAGTTTACTCAGATGGCAAATCCAGGACCGGCAGTAGCCGGCATACCCAATACAGAACTTTACATTTCAACCGGGCCCGCGCAAAGAGTCATCTACCCAGCTGGCTTTACCAACGGCGCGGCCTTCACCAACGGTTCGCTTTCCTTCCAGTACTACAACGCGCTGATGCCGGTGAGTGCCACGCGCTTGGACTGCCTGTTCAATATGGCAATCGCAAGCTCGGCCACCACCAACACGGGAGCCTTCCTGGCTACCGCGATTGGCGGCATCTACCAAACCTTCCAGAGCACCAATTCGGCAGGTTCCACTAATGCCATATCGCTGCTTTCCGGTGGTTCGCAGACCATTTCCTTTACCGCGGCATCCAATAGCGCCGGCAGCACGCAGCTCATTACGGCCGCCGTGAGACCGATTTCGGTCCCGGTGAACATCAACATGGGCGCTGGCGAATATCTGGTGGCATTCGGTGTATCGACAAACAGCTCAAGTGTGGGTCTTTCGACCACCGCTTTGGCATGGAGCATGTCGATCCAGGCGGCCTTGACCAACCAGACGGCTACCAACTATGCGGAACTCAATGCCGTTACCAATGCCTCGACCAACCTTGTGGGTGGTTGGGGTGTTTACAGCGCAAGCACTGGGGCACTGCCTGTTACAGCGCCCATCACGGCGATCAACCAGACCGGTGCCAATGCACTCGCGGGTAACTTCGCCTTCGTGATGCGTAACTACTAGCAATGGTCAATTCGAGCCTTGGGGTTGGGGATTTGCCCACGCGGGTCACGCACAACAGTCGGGAGGAGTACGCCTATCCGATCCCGAAGAGCGAGCGCGCACCCGCGACCCCCTTAGCCGTAGGCAATGAGAACATCCAGGAAAGGCTCGAGGTGCGCGCCAATGCTGCCCAAGATATGGCTTTGACAGCTGCCGGGGACAAGTTGGCAGGGCATGTCGATAGGTTTGTCATGCCCGAGAGTGTCAGTGCGATTGGCTTGGTTCCACGTGGAACAGAGCTAGAGCGCGAGGCGGTGCAGTGCGTGGAGACTGCCAGGGCTGATGCAAAACCAGTGGCGCTGGCGGCACAGACGAGTGCAGTTGAGGTGTATGGGGTGAGCGAGAACGTGCCCACGGGCGCTCCACAGGCAGCGGGAGACAAGTTGGAAGGTTATGTGCCCCGGTTCTTCCTGAAGGAAGACGGCAAGCATGACGACACCTAAAGGCCCTGCCACTCAAAGCAGCGGGAATCCTGGTGGGTTCCTGAATGTCGGCTGGAGTGGAACAAACCAGACTGCTGTTGTAGGCCCTGCTGGCTCGCTTGTCCCTCTTGGGGCAGGCGGTGGAGGAGTGGCCCTGTACGATGGGGTCAACAGCATCACCAGTGGCACGGCGGTCTTCAGCAACGCCAATGGCGTGAGTTTCGGGTTCAACGGACAGACCATAACGGGAAGCATAGTCCCAGGAGGTAGCAATGTAGCCATATCGGCCGGTGCCAATAGCCAGAACACCGGAACCGTAGTCTTTAGCAATGCCAATGGGATCAGTTTCGGGCTGGATAACGCCGGGAACATAACGGCGACGGTTCAGCCGGGAGCTGCTGCAGGTATAGCCGCGGTACAGCTTCCGAATACCACCTATACCAGTGGTACGTTCCAGTTCTTCAACTCGAACAACTTCACGTTCCTGTCTACCACTGGACAGGGGGTTGTGGGGAGTTTTTCGCAAAGCGTACAGACGCAAGCCTCGGGGGCGATAGCAGGCACTGGGTTTACTTCGACCACTACCGCTGGTGCGGTGCTGGTAGGAACTAACAGCACCAATGGCCTGAGCCTTGGGGTACCTAACTGGCTGACGACCCAGACGGTACAGACTCAGGCATCAGGGAACATCGGGGCAACGGGCTTTGCGACCACGACCACCAATGGTGTAGTGATTGTGGGGACGAACAACACGACGGGCATGACGCTCGCCGTACCGCCCTACATCACGACCTACGTTGCACAGACGGTACAGGCTCAGACCCTGACTGTCAGTGCGGCGAATACCAGCTATACGGTCCCGAACCTTAGCTTTAGCAACGCTAATAACGTGAGCTTCAGCCTGAGCAACAACTCTCAGGTTTACGCCACAGCATCATTTGCCCAGAGCGTACAGACGCAAGCCTCAGGGAACATCCCCAGGAGTGGGTTTACCACCGGTGCCACGGCAGGATCGCAGCTTGCAGGCACGCATGATACGGCGGGGTTGAGCTTAGGGGTCCCGGCCTGGATAACAACGTATGCGGCGCAGTCTGTGCAGGCACAGACGCTCACGGTGAGTGCTGCCAATACGTCCTACACCGTGCCGAACCTGTCGTTCAGCAATAACGGGAACGTCAGTTTCTCGTTAAGCAACAACAGCCAGGTGTATGCGACGGCCACATTCCCGGCGCAGACTGTACAGCCGGTCAATGCCAGTGCAGCGAATGGGTCGGTGAATTTCAGCACCCTGTCGTTCTCGAACGTCAATGGGGTGAGTTTCGTCACTGCAGCAGGGCCTGCGATCCAGGCCAGCATTGCCACGACCTATGCGGGTACGGGAGTCACCACTGCATCGACGGCAGGGAGCGATCTTGCCGCCACGCTGAATACATCGGGCCTAAGCCTGGGTGTTCCAAAGTGGCTTACCGCCGGCGGTGGCGATGGCTACAACATCGTATCGGTCGGAACCAGCACCTTTGGCGGCGGCACGGGTGGTGCCACGACCAGCTGGTTGAGTACGACGCTAGGCTTTTATGCCGGCTCGAACATCACGCTGTCGCAGACTTCCAATAGCATCATCTGGTATGCGCCCACACCAGGTGCGGCGCAGGAATCCAACGCCTTCAACCTGCTGGGCAACAACACCGCAGGCAACACGACAGCTACGGGGTCAACCATAGGCTTGTCGGGCCTTAACATGACGCTTTCTGGCACCAATAACAGCCAGATTGTGCTATCAGTGCCGGCCACTTCGAGCCTGTCGGCCACGGGCATTGTCTCGATCAGCACCAATGCCAGCACTATTAGCATCGGCGTACCGGCTCCGGCATTTAGTGCTTCGGGCGGGTCAAGTAGCTTTGGCACGCTGAACTTCTCGAATAACGCTTATGCCAGTTGGACGAACACAGTCGGGCAGGTAGCCCTAGCGGAACTGCGCGGTTCGTTCTTCGCTGCGGGCAACACGACGCAGGCATCTTCAGGCACACAGAACCTAGATGCTGTCACGCTCTCGGGCGGTGGCATGGCTGCGGTGGGTGTGAGCAATGGTTCCCTTTTGTTCAACGTGGGAACAGGCACGACCATTACCGGCGGCGCGTCGATTACGCTGGGCAGTGCGGGTATATCGTTCAACGGATTGGATCTAGTTGGCTCTGGAGCGGCGATTACAGGGCGAGCTTCAATTACGGCCAATAGCCAAGGCATATCATTCAATGGCCTGAGTCTCGCGGGTGTCGGCACAGGCACTGCCAAGACAGGTAACATTGCCCTTACCCTGACGGCCGACAGCAGCAGCATTGCGTTGAGCATCAACGCAAACAGCCTGATGGGGACTGGCTTCACGACTGGCAGCACCACGGGAGCGTGGAGCGCCACAGGAAATAGCGCCGGCTTGTCGATGGTGCAGCCGTACCTGACGCGGATGATTCTGCCCGCTGATGAACAGGTTACGGCAGTCGTGTCTCCGACGAATGCTTCGATGACCTTTCGCTATGTCGATCAGCAGGCGTTTCTCACCGCGAGCCGCATGGATATGCTGATTGGCATGTCGTTTTCGACTACGGCTGGAGCGGGAACCCAGACGCTGCAAGAGTCCCGTTACGCGGTTATCTACACCAAGAACGGTGCCAGCTTGTCCTCGCTGTCGAGCGGTTCGACACAGACCACCTGGACTATGGCCTCGAACACAGCGGGACAGACGCAGTTATCGCAGGCGGCTGTTCGCTACGTGTCGGTCCCGGTCAACGTCAACATGCAGCCTGGCGAGTATTACGTCGGGGTGAACTACATCACTGCGGGTACTGCCGTCAGCCTTACCCAGTCGATATACGGTGGGAATGATATCCAGACCGCTTCGCAGTATGCGGATATGGCTTCGACCACCAATGCCACTACCGGGCAGTTGTGGGGGGCAATGGGATGTTACAGCGTGGCGTCTACAGGTATGCCTGGAGCATTGTCGATATCGGCTATTGTGCAGACCGCAGCAGCCTTGTCAGCCGCTAATATCGCGCTGGTGTTCAGGAACGCATAGATGGGGGTGCTGGCAACCGATAATTTCACCCGCGCCGATGGGCCTTTAAGCTCACCGTGGGGGAATGCAGTATTCCCGGCGAACTTCAGGATTACCAGCAATGTGTGTTTGGTGAGCAGTCTGGCTGCGGATGATATGTACTACAACACCACCTCAGGGTCACTGACAAACCAGTGGGCCTCCACGGTGCTGTCAAACCCGACAGCAGCGCATTTCTATGCCGGTTACGGTCCTGCTATACGGGTATCGAATAGCACGCAATCAGGCTATGCCATATCGGGTAGTCAAGCGGGTTGGCAATGGATCAAGTACGTGAATGGCACTAACACTGCCACTACTGGCACGACGCCGGTATTTGCCAATGGGGATAGCTTGAAGATCGAGATTATCGGCTCATCGATGAGATGTTCAAAGAACAATGTTGTATTTTTCAGCATCACTGACACGGATCTATCAAGCGGGTATCCGGGCATCTGGTACTCATCAGTAGATAGCTCAGGGGCTGGAATCAGCAGTTGGGCTGCGGGCACGGATATCTGGCCGGTGGCATGGCTTACAGCGTAAAGGAGCGGGCGTGAAACCACAGTTGATGATTCAGGCTGTGGTGATAGCTGTGGTGATAGAATGGAAGAATGAAAGGATATGATTCTTCCAAGTACAAAGCTTGGTATGCGGTTAATGGCTATAAGAAGCGGGCCTATGCGCTTAAGTACTACGCATCACATCGGGCTGAGAAGATCGCCTATGCGAAAGCCAAGCGAGCTGCTAATCCCAGGGAGTGGGTTAAGTCTCACCTGAAAAGGCTTTATGGCACGGATATCGAGACCATTGAAAAGCTCATTTCGGCACAGGGCAATAAATGTGCTATTTGCAAAATTACTTTTGACAGAGAGAAAAAGGCGTTGAAGCCGCAGATTGATCACGACCACAGAACTGGGATGATTCGGGGGATTCTATGCTCTGGTTGCAACGTTGCACTCGGGCATCTTGAGAAACCGGGATTTTTAAATACGGCTCTTAAATACTTGGGTGAAAAATGAAGCCACAATTGATGGTGCAAGACTTTGCGGGGGCTCACAACAAAGACCTAGAAAAAACCTCAGCTAGATTATTGAGAGGCAGTTCTTGGAAACGACAACGAATTGTCGTTGTCATGCCGTCTGCCGATCTCATTGCCGCCAAGGTCGTGCTGTCCTGGATGAACCTTGCCTTCCCGCCAAACAACGGAGTGTGCAGGATACTCGCTACCGGCATGGAGGTGGGGGACGCTTACAGCACTGCTATCGAGCAGATCCTCGCGCACCCTGACTTAAGTCAGTGGGAGTACCTGCTTACGATTGAAGCCGATAACTGCCCGCCTGCAGACGGTGTTATCCGGTTACTCGAGCGCATGGAAGCGCACCCTGAGATGGCCTGCATCGGTGGTTTGTACTACACCAAGGGACCTGAAGGCGTGGCGCAGATATGGGGAGATATCAAAGACCCGCTCGTAAATTACCGCCCAGTGCCGCCTGATCCCAACGGTGGACTGGTGGAATGTTATGGAACGGGTATGGGCTTTAACCTCTGGCGCATGAAGACCTTCAAGGACAAGCAGATCGAAAAGCCGTGGTTCGAGACCTACAACGGCAAGGACGGGAAGGGGATAGGGACGCAAGATTTGACGTTTTGGTCCAAGGCCCGCAAGTTCGGTTACCGCTGCGGTATAGATTGCTCAGTGCGAGTAGGACATTACGACTTTTCTGGGTCCTTCGGCCCTGAGGATCACATGTGGTGAAGGTACTCATAACAGGTGCTGCGGGTTTCATCGGCCATCACCTTGTAAAAGCGATCCTTGAGAACACGGATTGGCGCATTACCATCATTGACCGTCTGGATTGCAGTGGGAACCTCAACCGCCTGGCAGAGATTGGAGCTGCGAAGAACAAGCGCGTGAGATTTGTCTACCACGACCTGCGGGCCGCAACCAATGACCAGCTTGCCAGCCAGATCGGGGCGCACGATTACATACTGCACCTGGCGGCTGGTACGCATGTGGACCGTTCCATCGAAAATCCGATGGAGTTCGTGCTCGATAACGTCGTAGGCACATGCAACATCCTTGATTTTGCCCGTCTTACGGGGTGCGAGAAGTTCCTCAACTTCAGCACAGATGAGGTCTTCGGACCTGCCCCGGTAGGTGTCGCTTACGCAGAGGATGACCGGTACAACGCCGGTAATCCGTATGCCGCGACGAAAGCGGGGGCCGTGCAGCTTGGGCTTTCGTTTCACAACACCTATAAACTGCCCGTCATCACCACCCATACGATGAACGTCATCGGTACCAGGCAGCACCCTGAGAAGATGGTACCGATGACCATTGCCAAGGTACTGGCGGGCGATGAGGTGACGATCCATGCCGATAAGACCTGCAGCAAGCCTGGCAGTCGCTTTTACATTGATGCGGAGAATGTGGCTCATGCGGTGCTGTTCATCCTTGCCAAAGGCGAGGCTGGGGAGAAGTACAACATCGTGGGCGAGCGGGAGATGGATAACCTGGAGCTTGCCGGGCTGATAGCCAAGGCAATGCAAACCACATTCCGCTTTAGATTAGTGGACTTCCACTCCCAGCGGCCTGGGCATGATCTTCGGTATGCCTTGAGTGGCAAGAAGCTGGCAAAGTTAGGTTGGACTCCCCCCTGTGCGATAGAGCAGAGCATCGGGAGGATAGTGGACTGGACGCTCAAGCATCCAGAATGGCTAGTGGCTGGTAAAAGGATGGTTGCATAAATGGCTAAGGCAAAGTTGAAGGCTGTGGAAGTAACTGAGCCAACGAGATTGGACCTTGGTTGCGGCAAGAACAAGAAAGAGGGTTTCATTGGGGTCGATAGGAACAAGTTCCCCGGCGTGGATATCGTCCATGACTTGCTTAAACCCTGGCCGTGGAAGGATGGGACGGTGGCTGAAATCCACATGTCGCACACCCTCGAGCACTTCGGTGGGAAGAACCGCGTGTGGATCTTCAATGAAATGTACCGGGTGATGCAAATGGGCGCTAAGGCATCCATCATCACTCCCCTGTGGTCCTCTAACCGCGCTTACGGGGATTTCACGCATGAGTGGCCCCCGGTGAGTGAGATGCTGTACTTCTACCTCTCGAAGACCTGGCGTGCCACGAACGCGCCGGATAACGATATTGAGTGGAACAAGGACGGGTACAACTGCGATTTTGATGCTACTTGGGGTTATGGGGGGATTCACGGTGAGTTCGCCAACCGCAATGATGTGAGCAAGATGTTTGCGCTTTCCTTCTACAAGGAGGCGGCGGGCGATTTGATCGCCTCGCTGGTGAAGAAATGACTGCCAAGGTTGTTACCTCCGCTGGCTTGAACGAGTTCATTGAATCGGGCAAGACCGAAAACATGAAAGCGGTCATCAAGGAGGCGGAAGCCAAAGAGGCACCTAAAGAGGAAGCCAAGCAGGAACCCAAGGTAGAAGCGAAAGAGGAACCGAAGGAGGTTCCTGTAGAAGCCGATGGCGACTTGATGCCTGAGGAAACCTTGGAACAAGCAAAGGCCAAGATTGCCAAGAAGCACCGCGAGCTGAAAGCAGAAAAGGCTTTGCGGCAGCGTATCCAGGAGGAGCGAGACGAGAACGAAAGGCTTGCGGAAAGCCAGTACAACCAGCGCCGCCTGGTGGAAAGCGAGCGGGACAAGCTCGCACGGGAAGTCGAGGAACTGAAGATCCGTGCCCAGCCCGTGCAGGTCACTGAGATCAAGCCACCGGACAAATCTGATCCCAAGTACCTTAATGACAAGGGTGAGTTTCAGTGGGATAAGTTCACCGATGCACAGGCTGAATACAGGGTTGAGCAGTTCAAGGCGCAGCAAAGAGAGCAGCAGCAGGCAACAGAGCGAGCTGCTTTGGAGGCCAGGGTCAAGGAAAGGCTGGATGTGACTAAGGCTAAGTATCCTGATTTCGAGGAAGCCGTACAGGCGCGGGATGAGAAAGACATACCACCCTATGTGATGCAGTTCCTGATGGAGTCTGAACAGGTAGGTGAACTGACGTACTACTTTGCCAAGAACCGTGAGGAGCTAACCAAGATTTTGAAGCTATCGCCCATCATGGCGCTGGCACGATTAGGCAAGGTTGAGGCGCGATTTGAGTCAAAAGAGGAATCTCCCAAGGCTGAAGCGAAGGTTGAGACCAAGGTTGAGCCCAGGATCGAGCGTACATCTACTGCCCCACCTCCGATTACTCCGATCTCGACAGCAGGTGCGGGGACTGTCCAGCTAGATCCATCGAAGATGGACTTCAGGCAGCTCCGTGCCTATGAGCGGGAGAAGAACAAGCGGAAGGGGTAATTCTTAACCCTTTCGGAGATGACTTAAATGACTCAACAGCTCTTAACCATGTCCTACATCACCAATCAAGCATTGGTGGTGCTGGAAAACGAGCTGGTCATAGCGAACCGCGTCGAGCGACAATACTCGAACGAATTCGCTCGGACCGGCGCGAAAGTCGGAAATACGGTGAACATCCGTAGACCGCCCCGCTACATCGGCACCTATGGTCCACCGCTCCTGGTAGAGGACACCTTCGAGACCTATACCCCGGTGGTCCTTAACTACCAGTACCACGTTGATGTGCAGTTCACGACGCAGGACTTGGCATTGTCGATGGATATGTTCAAGAAGCGCATTTTGAAGCCGCAGATCGCCACGGTCGCCAATAGGATCGATGCCGATTCTGCCGCTTACTTTGCCTTGAACACCGCTACGACCCTGGGTACTCCCGGCGTGCAGCCGGCCAGCTACAAGATCTTCTCCGATGCTAGGGCCTATCTGGCTATGGAAGCCTGCCCCACGGAGGGTGAGAAGTGCTGTGTGCTTGATCCCATCACCATGTCTGCAGTGACTGATGCCATGAAGGGCCTGTTCAACCCTCAGGCGAAGATTGGCGAGTACAACGACAAAGGAATGATCGCCAAGGAATGGGCCGGTTTGGACTGGTGGGAAGACCAGAACGTGTATGTGTTCACGACTGGGACTAACACGGGAACAGCCTCGAGTTTCACCCTGTATGCCACGGGCGGAACCAGTGCGCTTCTAAGCACCGGTTGGGCTGCCTCTGGCGTGCTTGGTGTGCAGGGCTTCACGGCCAATAGCTCGGTGTGTTCGGTGGGGGATACCTTCACCATTGCAGGTGTCTATCCGGTGAACCCGCAGAACCGCCGCCAGTATGGACGGTCACTCAAGCAGTTTGTTGTGCTGCCGCCGGGTGGATTTGGTACACCGCCGAACGGTGCCGCAACCACTGGACTGTACTTCTCGCCTGCGACTCTCACGAACGGCTCGTTCAATAGCGCCACTGGGGTCTACACCTCGGATGCCTCAGGCTATTGCTCGCTAGCGGTTGCAGAGTGCGTCATTTCGGGTGGGCAGTTCCAGAACGTGACTGCTGCACCCTCGCCAACGGCTGCTATCGTGTTCAACCAGTCGGCAACGAATGGAACCGTCACCCCCCAGGGGCTGGTGTTCCACAAGTATGCCTATGCACTGGCGTTTGCTGATCTTCCACTGCCGCAGGGCGTGGAGATGGCCGCAAGGGCGTATGACGATGAGGATGTGGGAATGAGCATCCGCATGGTGACGCAATACACGATCAACAACGACTCTGAGCCTAGTGTGGGCCATACCGTCCATTAGGACGGGATGAAAACCTTCTCTGATTGACTTGGAAATCCTGAAACCCAGGATGACAAGGGGCAAGCCGAAAGGCGGCCTGAACGACTAAGTGAGAGGGCCCCGAAAGGGGATGCGATAGTCTGAACAGCGGTATACAGAAGCCGCTGAGGGGAATCCGAAGAGGTTCCCCCACCCCGAAAGGGGGAGTAACAAAATGACCAGAGCCGATGTGTTGTATGGACCAGCGAGCCTTTACCGGAGTCTTGGCTTGCGTATTGCGGGTTGATGCACTGCTAGTGCTGATTAGTCGTTTCCTTTGGTGTACAATGCGAAGGCACTACACCAAGGGAGACGGCAGTGCTTTGCTGTATCAAGGATTGCGATTTAGAAGCCTTGTATTTGGGCATGTGCAATAAGCACTGGCGTCGTACCAGGCAGTACGGTTCGCCAGTGGCGATAAAGGCATTGTCTGCCGAGATGCACGGGCTGACGGCAATTGAGAGGTTTAATCGCCAGCATTCTAAGGGTGCAAATCCTGATGGATGTTGGACTTGGACCGCATGTGTTGATAAGGATGGGTATGGGAGATTCAGGGGAGCGGTGCGCGGAGTTGTTCACAATAAAGCGCACCGATTCTCTTGGGCCTATCATACTGATTCGGTCATTCCTTCTGGCATGATGGTATGCCATCAATGCGACAATGTTGTTTGCGTCAATCCAGCGCACTTATGGCTGGGTGACGCAGCTGACAATGCGAAAGATATGTACAGGAAAGGCCGATGTAGTTTGCAAGGTTTTCAGCCACCAACCAGAGCCATTTTGAATGAGGCGCAGGTGCTGAAGATCTTGGCTGATCCGCGTCCTTATGCGCAGATTGCCTCAGATTACAATGTTGCCATTACGACGATTGGAAGCGTAAAGCAACGTAAATCCTGGGGCCATTTGCAAGTAGATGTTGTTGCTCATCCTCCTCCGCGTGCAAACCGACGAGGGAAGAGCAATCGCATCAATCCTGAAATTGTGCGTGAAATACGTACAAGCCAAGAACGTGGTTGCGATCTCGCTGCCAAGTTTAAGGTCAGCAGGCAGATGATCAGTAATATCAGAGCAAAACGCGTCTGGGCGCACGTTGCTTAGACTCTAGCCCTTAGCCATTACGGGGCCCCTTAAACAAGGGCCCTCTTTTTTAGGAGATTTCAATGCCCGTTGGTACTCGAGTTCAAATCGGTAATGAAGCATTCGACCAGATGCTTTATCTCTCGGCTGTTCCCACTCCCCTGCTTGGTGCGAGCGCATCGGCCACCACCACGCTTACCGTCAACGGTGTACTGCCGAATGACCTCATTAGCTGGAACCTGCAGGCCCCGGCAGCGCATGTGGTGCTGGACAATGCCTATGTATCCTCTGCCAATACCATCACATTCCTGTGGGGGACGGATGGCACTGGTGCTGCTGCGGGGACGGTGAACATGATCATGAGCGTGACAAGGTGCGAGAATGCAGCCTTTGGAACCGCTGGCTTTCCTGGTGCCATCGTATAGGAGGCGCTTATGTTTCCCTATACCGTTGTGAGTACGACAAGTGCCCCGGCACTGGTTTTGCTTAAAGGCGGCCAGCAGTGTGATCTTTGGGGGATCATTGCCACCAGTGCAGAGGCGGCAAATTCCATGTACGTGAAACTGTTCTGGGGCGGCAATAACAATGCTGTCCCTGTACTTGGTACTTCGATCCCTGATGTGACCTTCAACATTCCCATCACCGGCATCGTAGCGCCTTTGGATGTACCCATAGTGCATTCAGGCCCATTGTGGTATGCCATCGTCAAGAACAACGTCTACACGGATGCCACTGCGCTTGCCACGGGCGGGGGGCTGGTCACCTTTCTGCTGGACTAACACTGGTGCGGAACGTCAGGCTCATTGATTCTGGCTTAGGCCCTGGAAGGAGCGTTGGGGGCGGGGTAAGCATTGGTGCGCCAAGTTTAAGCGCGCAAGTAGCAGGTGCCACTGAGATTGATATTACCGCAACCTATACAGGACCCGCGTTAGGACGGTTATACCAGTACATCATCTGGTACTCGACCTCATCGAATGGCCCTTGGACAGCGGTTTATTATGTGATTGGAGGTACACAAAGTCCCGTTACTGTGCCGGTTACTGGATTAACTGCCAGCACGCTTTATTACTTTTACGGGCAGGTACAGACCACCGCCTCTCAGGTTGGCGATGCCAGCGCACAGGTGTCAGCAACCACAAGTGCGAGTGGTGGATTGTACAAGTGGAATCCTGGCCATTACACGCAGAGCAATTCCTGGCTATCGACTTCAAAACTAGCTGCGGTGAAATCCGAAGTTGACCTTACGTTGCCTAACTCAAACGTATTGGGATTTTGCGTGCTGGCAAGATGGGTGGATTACGAAACAGCCCTCAACACCTACGACTGGACCAATATCGACAGCATCAGAAGTTACATCGCGGCCAACTATCCAGGCAAGCGCATGGCCGTGGTGCTGGTGGGCGAGCGGTTTGACAATACCAACGCTTCCGGTAGCGTCCCGGCTTACATCGCCAATGATCCTGGCACTTACGGGCTTGGCTACGATGGGGTCCACGGTGGATACTGGCAGCTTGGAACCTATGGCGCTACTTGCGCATGGTGGCGGGCGTCTATCATTACGCGCCTTACCGCGCTGTTTGATTCCCTTGCCAAGCATACCAGCCCCTATGGTGGCGGGGCCTATACGTATGACACGGACCCGTACTTCGAGGCAATAAGTTTCACGGAATCCTCCCTGGATCTGATTACTGTTGGCGACTATAACGCCAATACTGCAAAAACGCAGTGGCAGACGCTGCTGGCGCACATGAGAACCTCATGGCCGCATACCAGCATCATGGATCAGGTGAATTTCTTCGGTTACGGCGGAAGCCAGGCCGCCACAAGTCAAGTACTACTGGAGGATTGCACTTCCAACGATACCCGTGCTGCAGCAAGCGGGCCGGATGTGGTGTATCCAGTATCAAGTTTCAGTTGGGGCCAAAAGGGCTACATTGGCGCTGCCGCTGGGGGGACGCCTGGCTTTACGAGCCTGTATCAGCAATCGCCGTACATGGCACAGGTGCAACAACCAGACTATTCGAAAGCCACGGTGTCGCAGATCATGACCTCAGCGATCAATAATCCAGGTCAATCGCCCGTGGGGTTGGGATCAAGTCACGTATTCTGGTGTGTGATTACAGGCGGGGGATCAGGGGATTGGACGACGCAGGTTCTACCCGCGATCAATTCAAACCCAATTCCCTCTGGCAATAAAGTCTACCCATCGAATTACCCATGAGATAACGCATGGCTTGGGGATATAGAAGTGGCGGGGGATTTTCCACCTGGTTCAATACCAGCGGAACACCAGCAGCCCCAGCAGGATTCGTAGCAGGAGACTTACTGCTATTGTTCTGTGGTGAGTTCATGGGAACTGATGCAGCCCCTACCATCAGCGGGTGGACGAAACTCACCCCTGATACGCAAAGCTCCCACGCCTCGCAGCTCTACGGCAGGATCGCGGTGGGGTCTGATTCGATGCCTACGTTTAATTATGGCAACCAGTTTCAATTCGGGCAGGTGTTCGCCTTCACCGGAGCGCCAGCTAGCATCAGCGGAATCGTACATGCCTCTATCGACAGGCAAACGACCAGTAACAGTGATATCAAGAATCCAGGTGCACTGACCATCACGCAGAATAACTGCCTGATTATCTTCTGCGGCCAGCGCAACAAGACTGCCACCACCGATGGCATCGTCTACAACATGATCGGCACGCAGGGAGCGAACTTCACCATCCCTACTGGTGGACAGTTTCAGACCAACGGCACCAACAATTCTGCTGCGCTGTCGTACTGGATACAGACCACGGCGACCAGTCTTGATACCACGGCTGATTTCAACGGTAGCAAGGTTGAAGGAGCGAACCAGACTGAGTTATCTGACTTTGTGGCCTTGCTCCCTCCTTCGACCCCTGGAAACATCGGCCCCACGCCTTGGGCTGATATCGGCGGCATGGGCTCCATACTAGTGCAGTGATGCTTCCGTACATGAAGCGACAGGGCGAGCAGTTGTTCCAGACCGAAAACTACGTCTCTGTCCCGCCTGCGTTAATCATCATGGATGAGCAGGGAAGTGTGTGGACGCTGGGTTTTGCACGGCAGGCGGGCCCAAAGGGTGAGTATTCGTTCGATGTGTTAAAAGACGGGCAGATCACGGGAGAGTTTGCATCAAGGATTGAGCGCCGGGGTGGAAAGGTCCGCATCTTCGGCCGTGAGGGATGGAAAGTGTGGACCGGGAAGTATTTTATCTAACCCATTGATGTAGGAGCAATTTATGGCGCGCGAGTACAACGTAGGGGGTGGTGGATTAACTTTGGCGAACCAGGCCGTCACCCTAGTATGGATCAACCCCGGCTTGACGCAGGGCTTTGAAGTCCTTCGCTGCTGGGCTGGACAGACGGGAACTGGAACCAGCGCACAGCAGCGAATCCAAACGAATACGCAGGTAACGGCTTTTCCAACCGTGGTATCTACCACGCCTGCAAAGACGAAGTTCGGTGATCCTGCCTCTAACATCACCGGCAACACCAACGGTGCTGCGGGAACCTGCGGGATCAACGCGAGTGCGGAAGGTGCCGGTGGTAAAACGATCATCAACAATGACACGTTCAACAATCTGAACGGGTATCTGTGGGTTCCGACTCCTCGAGAGACCATCGTGCTTGGTGCTGGCATCGCATCAGGCTTTGGGTTGCACGTACCTGTGGCCCCAGGGACATTGAACAACTGGCAGGTGGGCGTCACATACGCTGAAATGGGCTAATCGATGGCAGGGGCTTTCTATCCGCCGCCGCCGGTATTTATCGGTGGGCGGCAACCCTATGCCCCGCTTGCTTTAGTCCCCGCTAGTGCTCCGGCCCCAGTCAACGCTCCAACCATCGGGGGCGTTGACAAGCGCGTTCTGAATATCATCCTCAGGGGCTGGCAGCCCGATGTGATCTGGATTCAGGGGCAGGAGGAATTAGCGCCCATCGCCAGCTATCCTCCTCCTCCTGCCCCCGGTCCTGTTATCCCCATCTCCGTAGCACAGCAGATGGCTTTAAGGATGACGTGGGAACCGCCGTTTATGTTCCCGCCGCAAGTCGGCTATATCGGTGCTCTCCCAGGAGCGCCGGTATTCATCATCATGCCCAACCTTGTGGGGTTGAGGCAGGCGGATGCACAGACGGAGCTGGCTAACAACGGTCTACCTGCAGCAACGGTAACCACGGCCTTTAGCACCACGGTTCCGGCAGGTTTGGTGATAAGCCAGTCTCCGGTAGCTGGAACGCATGTCAATAGCCTCACGGCTACAAGCATCGTTGTTGCCTTTGGGCCCACCATTCCAAACGTGGTGGGATTGGACTACCTGCAGGCGTGCCAGATCTTAAGTGCCTTGGGACTGGTGGTGATGATCGGTGAAATCCCAAGTGCCTACAGACCAGGACTTGTACTCTCACAAGCTCCGCCTGATGGCGTGGGATATATCCCACGGCAGGTGGTGAATATCATCGTTTCTGAGGGTTCCTTGCCAGCAGTGGATACGCAGCAGATGGTGCCATTGATTTAGGAGACAGCATGAGTACGGCGCTAGATATCATCCAGGGAGGTTTGCTAAATCTCAATGCCTACTCTCCCGGTCAACCTTTGGCACCGAACATTGCCTCTGTTGGATTGACAGCACTTAATGACCTGCTTGACTCGCTCTCTACCGATCAGGCTTTCGTATTCACGCAGAACGAGAATGTGGTGGCTTGGACGCCAGGACAGTACAAGTACACGGTAGGAAACCCTACTGGTGGGACGTTTACAGGATTTACTGCGATAGGTTCCACCACGATTACCGGCGTGACTTCCACCGTACCGATTACCTTTGGGTTCACGGGGACAGCAGGTGTGTACCTGGGAGGTAATCTCACCGATACCGCCAATGCCATTGATCCTACCTCCACGCTTGTCTCCTACGATCCTATCGGCCAGACGGTGACGATGACCGTTCCTGCTTTAGCAACTACTGCGGTACTGGATTCCATCACCTACACGAATCCAGGAAACTTCTCCTTTCCCCGACCGTTGCGTATCCGTTCAGGCTATACCCGCGTAACAGGTGGTGTGGCACAAGGCTTGGATTATCACTTTGAGGTCTACCAATCGCTCGAGCGGTACAACGAGATAGGATTCAAGGGAGTGAGGGGACCGTGGCCGTACCAGGCATGTTGGCAGCCGACTTTCCCCTACGGGACGCTGTGGGTATATCCAAACCCTTCGATTGCAGGCGAAGTGCACCTGTTCACTGACTATTTGCTGCAGGAATTTGCTAACCTTACGCAGCAAATAAACCTTCCCCAAGGATATGCAAGGGCGCTGAAGAAACTGCTTGGGTTGGAACTAGCACCCATCTTTGGCAAGACCCCCTCGCCGCAGCTCATCAACCAAGCGAAAGAGGCTAAAGGGATGCTGATGGATCTCAATACCTCCCCGGTTACTGCACTGCGGTATGACAGTGACCTTATCTATAGCCGTCATACTGATGCATCCTTCATTCTAGACGGGGGATTCAGGTGACCATCTTATATGCTATGATGTTTCTCCCTTTTGAGGAATTGCATCATGGGCAGACCTGCGTATACGAAAGAATCTGTATGGAAGTTCATCAAAGTTGCTGGCAAGGATGAGTGTTGGGAATGGCTAGGTACTAAGAGCCCATTTGGATACGGAAAGATTGCTATCAATTGGCGCTCATGCCGGGCTCATAGGGTAGTTTATGAGCTAAGCAATGGCGTTGAATTAAAGCGTAATCGCCGCTTCTCTTCTGACAGCGATATTGTGATGCATTCATGCGATAACCCTGGATGCTGCAATCCGAAGCATCTGTTTCTGGGTAAGCCCTCAGACAACATATGGGACATGGTTCGCAAGGGGCGTCGCCATAATTTTGATGGGGAACGTGGTCAGCGATCAAAATTGACTAATGAACAGGCTAAAGAGATTTACATCGCAACATGGAACAAAGTCCCACATCAGGGGTTGGCAGATAAATATGGAGTCAGTTGTTGTACGATTTCTAGCATCAAGTATGGGAAAGTCTATGGGACGGCAACTAAATGTTTGAAGGTGTTGACACAGGATTCGTAGGACCGGCATATACGGCGGCTGATCCATTACAAGATCAACAAGAAGCCGTGAATTGGTATTTAGAAAAATCTATAGAAGAGCACTCCAAGGAGCCCATAGCGATGCTTGGGGCCCCTGGTTTGAAGAAGCTGTGTACCACCAAGGTCGGACCGGTACGCGGTTTGTGGGTGCTGCCAGGCGGTACACAAGCGTTGTGCGTAAGCCTTGACACGCTGTTTGTAATCAACGTGGTTACGCCTGCCTCTGCCACCTCCATAGCCACCATCAGTGCCACGGCAGTCGGGACGCTGCTTACCAGTACGGGGCCGGTATGCATACGGGATAACGGGGTACAGGTGGCAAATTTGGGTGGTTACGCTTTGATCGTTGACGGCAGTCCCATCGGGTATTACTACCGGCTCTCAGGCGTTCAATCTACCGTTACCTTTACCGGCGGGGTAAGCACAGGAACTCCGACCATCACGGTAACCACGCTTCCTAACGGGTTGATCATTGCCAACAACGCCACGCTCTCGGATACCTCCGGGTTCATCCCTGCGGGGACGTTGATTAGCAACATCGATATCTTCACCCCGACGATAACGATGAATCAGAATGCCACCAACACGAATGGAAGCGATACCATCACGCTTACCATCCCGGCATTCGGGCAGATCACCGATCCTGGCTTTCTGGGGGCTAACCGCATTGCCTTTATCGAAGGCTGGCTCATTTGCAACCAACCGGGAACGAGGACGTTCTTCACCACGGGTCCCACCCCGTACCAGATCATCTTCCCTCCCACATTCTACAGCCTGAAGGACTCGAGCACGGATAATCTCGTCACGCTGCATGAGAACAACAGGGAGTTGTGGCTGGTGGGGGAGAGAACTTCGGAAGTCTGGTTTGATTCAGGCGGGCAGAACTTTGCCTTTTCCCGTATCCCTGGTGTGGGACCACAAGTAGGATGTTCTGCCATCCACAGCATTACCCGCTTAGGTGTGCAACTATGCTGGCTTGCAAAGAACGAGCAGGGCGAGAACCTGGTGGTGATGACCGAACAGTATTCGGTGCAACGCATCAGTAACCATGCCATTGAACATGCGATCTCACAATACCCGATTGTCTCCGATGCCATCGGCTATGGGTATGAGGAGGAGGGTCATGTCTTTTACATGCTCACCTTCCCCACAGCCGATGTAACTTGGTGCTTTGATACCACTACTGGACAATGGCACAAGCGCGCTAGCTGGAATTCTGCCGCCGGGCAGTTCCACCGGCACCGCAGCAATGCATTCATGGACTTCGCTAACTTACGCATCATCGGCAGCTATCAGGATGGCGATCTGTACTGGATGACCCGCACGGTGTTCGATGAGGACGGGGATGTATTGAAGTGCCTCAGACGCTCCCCGCACATCTGGCAGAAGGCAAATAGACAGCGGGTGTTCTTTGCTTCACTCCAGGTTGAATTTACCCCAGGCGTCGGATTGCAGACAGGTCAAGGATCAGACCCACAAGCAATGCTTCGCTTCAGCGATGACGGAGGGTTCACCTGGTCTAATGAGATCTGGGTGACGATAGGCAAGGTGGGAGAGACGAAGAACCGGGCGATGTGGTTCTTGCTCGGGGAAGCACGCGATAGGATCTGGGAACTATCGTTCACCGATCCTGTACAGCGCGACATTATCGGCTCGACCGCCTATATGGAGGCTGCGGCGTGAGTTTTAGGGGCATTCCCACTTACGGTACCCCGTTAGCGCAGAAGCAGATTACTACCGCCTCCTGGTACCGTTTCTTCCAGGATCTTGCCGGGGGAAGGGCACCTGCTGCTGAATTCAACGTGAAGCTGGGCACTTCGCCCTACGTCTATCACTCGATAGGTACATTTCCAGGGTTTTTGATCATCAAGGGTGCGACGGTAACGAAGGTGGAGTTCACGCGGGACAACACCAACTATTACGACACCGGCACGACACAGGGGATATTTCCGATGGACAACGAGGACTCCTATCGCATCACCTATACCGGAAACCCAGTTGTAACCTTCGTGCCGATGTGAACGCCGCCGCAGAAGAAGTGCTGGAACTCGCCTTTGCCAAGGAAAGCATTGTTCACCTGAAACCAGAACTTACGCACCTGATCCAGCGGCACTATGAGGAGATCGCCTGGAAGCGGGACAAGATCCCCTTGGATGTGGACTGGGAACGGTACGGGGAACTTGAGCGTGCCGGTGTAGTTCACTTCTACACTGCCAGGATGGATGGCATCCTCATCGGTTATAGCTGCTACATCGTCAACCGGCACTTGCATTACAAGACCACGCTCTTTGCACAGAATGATGTGCTGTACATCGATAAACCGTACCGTGGCCGAAAAGGGGCGGGGTTCATCAGATGGTGCGAGGAGCAGCTAAAGGCTTTAGGCGTACAGGTACACGGCTTGCACATCAAGAAGTGGTTTGACTGGTCCCCGCTCGCCCTACGTATGGGCTTTGAGCATATGGATGGCATCTACATGAAATGGATAGGTAACTAACATGGGTATTTCGGCAGGTGTTGGTGCAATCATCGGCGGTGGCATGTCGCTCTTGGGTGCTGGCCAGCAGGCGAGTGCGGCTACAGATGCAGCGCAAACGCAAGCCAATGCACAGATGCAGGCGGCCCAAATAGGCCAGCAGGAATTCAATACCATCACGGCCCAGGAACAGCCCTTCATGCAGGCTGGCTATGGTGCGCAGAACCAGTTGAACTACCTCTTAGGGATAGGCAACCCGCAGGGCGGATATGGAACGCAGGGAGGCGCAACCGCAGCCCCTGGTGCTACAGGTATGCCGGTGCAGTACGGTGGGGCTACTGGGGTTATGGGACCTGGCGCTAGCGGACCGGGAGCAAGATTTGCCGATGGCGGCTTGATGGGAGCCAATGCCAGTGGCCCGGGGGCACGATTGGGCGCAGTGGGTGGTGGCCAGGGTTATGTGCCACCCGGCGCACCTCCCCGGCCAGGTGGAGGCGGAAGCTTTGGCTCGCTCCTTCAGCCCTTCAGCGCCGATATGATGAAGCAGTATTCCCCGGCGTACAACTTCCAGTTGCAGCAAGGCCAGCAGGGAACTCTCAATTCAGCCAACACCTCTGGAAGTGCCCTAGCTCCTGCGGCACAACAGGCGTTGATGAGCTACAACCAGAATTATGCCAACACGGCATTTCAGAACGCGTTCAACCAGTACCAGACACAACAGGGCAATATCTACAACCGCCTTTCAGGTGTCGCACAGCTTGGTCAGAATGCGGCCGCTAACCTCGGCTCCCAGGGCACGCAGCTTGCAGGGAACATCGGGCAGAGCGTTGCAAGTGCAGGAGCTGCACAAGCAGCTGGAACGGTAGGTGCTGCAAATGCCATCAGTGGCGGGATACAGAGCGCGCTCCCGTGGCTACTAGCCGGAGGTGGCGGGGGAGGAGGTCCTTACACTGCAGGTGCTGGCGGTGGCTTTGCCGGCGGCACTGATTGGACAACTATACCGGGCGGGGGCTAAACATGGCTGAGACCACACCCGTCGCCGCAGGGATCATCCCGATGAACCCGAATACGGCGATCAATTCGCTATCGGGATTGATTGGCATACAGCAGCAGCGCCAGGCGTTGCAGACGGGACAATACCAGCAGCAGAGCGCACAGGCGCAAGCGGGGCAGGACCAGCAGAGGAACCGGGAGTTGCAGGCTTTAGCGCAGTTTTCAGCCAATGCGGTCAAAGACCCTAACTATCAACTTCCAGACGGTTCGCTTGACGTGCAGAAATTCCAGACTGGCGCAACTGCTGTAGCACCCACCTATGGACAGCCAATGATTGGGCAGTTGACCTCAAATGCGAAAGAAGCGGTTGCTACACGGCAGGCGATCCAGTCGCTATCGGCGGCGCAGAACGCTCAGATAACCGCAGGTCTAAAGGGCTTGGCTAATATGCCTGGTGGTGCCACGCAGAGCGATATCCTCAACTGGGCAGAGCAGATGGAGGCGAATAACAAAGACCCTGCTTTTGGTCGTGCCATAAAGAGCGCCATGCTGCATATGTCCAGCGATCCGGGCGGTGGTTATTCCAATGCTGCGGCTAAACTTGCCGCAACAGTCGGTGGTATATCAATGCAGGAGCCTGGAACGCAGGAACTTGCCGGGGCAATACAGCCTGTCACCACGACCACGATGGGCCCGAATGTAGGTCAACAAACCCCAGTAGGCGGAAAGGTTACAAAGACGCCCGCCCCTTGGCAGATGCCAGGATTTGTGGCAGCGGTCACCGCCGCAGGTTCTCGAGCCACAGGAGTAGCGGGAAGCGATATAGACCGCTCCAACCAAGTAAGCCAGGCAGCCAATACCGCACCTGCTGCAATTCAACTCTCGCAGAGCGTGGATAGCCTCGCTCAACAGATCCACTCAGGCCAGATCGCCAAGGGCCTTTCTGCCGCTGCTGCTGCGGCAGGGCTGGCACCTGTGGTTTACGCACGGCAGTTGCTCAACAAGGATCTAGGGCAACTTAAGACGCTAGCGGCAGCGAATGCGGGCTCGGATGCCCGCATGGGCACGATCCTTTCAGGGTATCCGGATGAGACTTCAGCCGAACGCACCATCCACACTGCGATGGATTACATCCGTGGCAGCTTCCGCCAGTCCCTTGCGAGGGGGCAGAACCTGAATGCTTACCGCACGAAGCAGCCTGATTTGACAGGCTTTCAACACTCGGATGATGTGCTAGTGCAAAGCACCAATCCTTTGATGCACGAATACACGGCGCTCAAGAGCCCGCAGGAGCGCACGGAGTTTTACCGCCGGAACTTTGCCACTGCACAGGAGGCAGCAGCCTTCAAGGCACAGGTGCAGGGTGTGAGTCATTCCCTTGGCCGCTGATCCTGAGATTGAAGCGGCCTTTGGCAGCCAAGCGGCAAGTGCCCCTGTGGTTCAGGGTGTTACGGATGATGAAATCAATGCCGCATTCCCCCAGGACCAGGCGCGTCCCACCATGCCTGATGGCAGGAAGTTCGGAGAATCGCGCAAGGGTGTCGGAGACTACAATCCTAATGTAGCTGCTGGTGATCGGCAGATTCTCAAGGAACAGCAAAGCATAGGCACAGACACCGCATTAGGCGCTGCCCTAGCCGTCCCAGTCATGGGCATGGGTGCCTATGCTGCCAAGGCAGGTGCCGGTTTGAAGGGCCTGTATGACATTGCCACCGGCAAGGGACTAGACACCGCCGCTGGGGATGTGAACCGTATTGTTGCAGCGCACCAGCCCTATCAGGTCAATCCCAACGCCAGTGCCACAAGTGCGCTGGCAGCAGAGGCTATGCAACATCCAGCCAACCCGCTGAACTGGGTACCCAAAGGCTTCGAGCTTGCTGGGAAGGGCGTCAGCGCCGCTGCGCGCGGGCTAGGGGCCGGTCCAGAGCTGTCCCAGGGGTTAGGGCAGGGGGTGGCGGAAGCGGGTCCCCTGGCGCTTGGGTTGGCTGCCCCTAGAGGGGCTGGCGGGATAACCGAGGAACCTGAGGTTGCCCCTTACGTTCCTGCCCCGCCTGCTGCCAGACAGGTGCTTCCGGGCGATGTTCCGGTACCTGCTAATGCTCCTATACCTCAGGAACTATCCGCCACGGGAGCGCCACGGGGAGCGCTGTGGGAGCCGTCCAACGCTGCGCCAAAGGCAGCAGATCCGTTTGCCATACCTGATGAGAAGGGGCCAAGTCTCGAACTGCCAGCCGCTGAACAGGCACGTAGGGGCCGGGTACTATCTGAAATAGGGCTTAATGAGGGATACCGACAGAGTGCGATTACTGGAGATCCACTAGCACAGTCCACGGATCATCAAGTAAGCCTGAGTGATTCCGCAGGTGGACGGGTGCTTAGAACGGCGATCAACCAGGAAAACGATGCCCTGCATGGGTATTCCGAACAGACGGTGGAATCCACGGGTGGCACGACTGGCGCGGATCAAACCGCAGCCACAAGGCGCGGCAATACAGTTACTGGCGCATTGCAGGCGATATCGGATGATTTCGATACCCGCCTGAAAGCCCTTTATACTGAAGCGGATAAGAGAGCCGCAGGGGAAGCAACCGATCTTAAGGGATTCCAGGGCGTGCTCAATGACGATTCGATGCTCACCAACTCGGATCGGGTATCGCTTAGGCCAGCCGTCAATGCGTACCTGAAGAAGCTAGGCGTAGTGGATGAGAACGGTAATGTAACCGCTTCAGTCCAGCAGGCCGAGACGATCCGCAAGTACCTGAACGAAAACTGGTCGCCGCAGAATTCCGGGTTCGTCAAGGCACTGAAGAACTCGCTCGATGAGGATGTAACCGGTGCTGCAGGCCAGGATATCTACAAGTCTGCCAGGGCGTTGAACACTGAACGGGCGAACACGATAGATAACCCCAAGGGTATCTCGGACATTATGGATACCTCCGGGCCTGGGGGTATCAATCGCAAAGTCGCATCCGATGATGTGATGAAAAGACTCGAGACGATGGACCCCCCTCAGTTAGCCCACATCATCGATACGCTGAAAGCCGCCACTGGGGATGCACAGCCAAAGGCACAAGCGGCATTGGCGGAGATTCAATCTCACTTCGCGCAGCGGGCGCATGATGTTGGCACCAGCACTGCCACGCAGTGGAATGTGAAGGGGTATAACAACTTCCTGAAGAACAACAGCGAATCCTTAGGGATTGTATTCAAGGACAATCCCGAGGCACTTCACAGGCTTTATACAACCAATGAAGCAGGCAAGATCTTGCACCGTCCTACCCAGTATCCTGGTGCTGCGAACCAAGCTTACAACCTGAACAAGAGTGGGACGATCCCAAGCCTAGTGCAACGCGGGATAACGATTGGTGGGGCAGGCTTGGGAGGAATGGTTACAGGAGGACCGATAGGGGGCGCGGTAGGAGCTGGGGTAGGAGAGCAGATTGGCGGGAATGTGGCAGGACGCATCTCCACTGCGCAAGCCTTAAAGCGCGCCAATGCCAGAATCGTAGGGCCTACGAAGCCTTGATCTCGCGGGCACCAATGCAGAACAGAAAAGTGACTAACCCGACCAGCGGACCCAGAAAAAGGCTTATGAGTAAACCGGCACCGACGGATGTAATGATTTCCCACTTCAAGCTCATGGCTGCGATCCTTTTATGACCATCCTTGCTCCAACCTGGCCCGATTCTAGCCCATTATCGCCCCCAGCAGGTGAAATCATGCTGCAAACTGCGAACTACATCACGGAGCTGCCATGACCGTCCTACTCTCCCCCACCCGTATCTACAAATCATGGCGCAATGACGGCACTCCTAATGCACAGGGGACGATGAACACATACCTTGCGGGAACCACCACACCGCAGGTGACCTATCCCGATTCGACGCAAAGCACCCCGAATACCAACCCCATCGTGTTCGATGCCAGGGGCGAGGCGAATGTATGGCTAGATCCGTCCATAAGCTACAAGTTTGCAGAGTACGACAGCAGCGGGACGCTTCTAGGAACTACCGATAACATCAGTGTGTTTTCGGCATTCACCAGCGGTTCCTTTACCGCAACGCTTACAGGATGCTCGAATAACCCATTGCCTACGGCGCTGTTTTACTGGGCGAAGTCAGCCAACATCGTCACCATCACCTGTCCGACCGGGGTGGAAGGAACATCCAACGTCACCACGGCCACGCTTACCGGACTGCCTGCAGCACTGTGGGTGGCGCGGCAGCAGGAAATTCCGGTAACGGATATTGAAAACAACAGCACCACTGGATTATTAGGATCGGTGCTTATCTCGCCCGCCTCTGGGACCATGACGCTATTGCTTGCGGTAGCCAGTGGAAACTACACCCGGTTTACTGCCAGCGGCTTTACCGCAAGCGGGCTTAAAGCCTTTGGCCCTGCCTGCAGCTTTACCTATAGCCTGGTATGAGTCGTAACCTTGATGACTTGAAGCCAGAGTTCCGCACCCTGGTGGACCCGTGGCTCGCCGATTGCGCCGCAGCAGATATAGACGTACTGGTGACCTGCACCATCCGCACGATGCAGGATCAGGCCATTCTGTATGCACAAGGCAGAACCACGCCGGGCAAGATCGTCACCAACGCAAAACCAGGACAGAGCGCGCATAACTACGGGCTCGCCCTCGATATCGTGCCACTCGTTCATGGCAAGCCAGACTGGTCTGGCAACTCCCCGGTGTGGCAACAGATCGCAAGCCTTGCACAAACACACGGGCTTGATTGGCTCGGGGCACCTGGGAGTCCGTTCATGGAAATGTGCCATTTTCAAGCTCCAGCATGGAGATCATTGGCAGGGTTAGCGGAATGATTATGCCCAAGATAAACCGCAAGCTATATTCCCTATTTGAGACCTTCCAACAGGAAATTTTTCTGCTATTTCAGTATGGTTTATTCCATCTATGAGCATCCTACGAATTTCCTTTACTTGGGCTTCAGATAGTTTTGATCTTGGGTGCAAAGCACCGCGAAGAATTGTTCCGTGTCTGATTTTATCTGCCTCGTTTTCTGCTTTTGTTCCCCATCGAAGATTTGATGGGATGTTGTTTAACGGATTGCCATCAAGATGACGGCTTTCCATTCCTCTTTTTCTTGGGCCGATGAATGATATGAGGACTATTTCGTGGACACCGATAGTGTGGCGAACTCCATTTTTCATTAGTGTGAGAAACCCATAGCCATGTTTTCTCCAGTCTATTTTGAGGATGGTTCCTTTCCTAAAATACCCAGTTCCGTTAATGCGTCCAAGGCTTCTAACTCTACCGAGACAACTAACCTCGTAAGCACCCTCAAAGCCCGGCACAGAAAGCCAAATTTCATGCATAGAGAAAGTATAGCACGACTTTCAATTGACAACTGGAAAACTGTAGCAGGAGTACAGACATGAAAGTGATAACGAACGCATGGCGAAACCATGCGACCAAGGCACTTGGAAGTGCTACAACCATTCTCAGCGGCTTCATTGCAATCCCTGATCTGATCTCACAGCCGCACCTGAAGTACGTCGCTGCGACGAATGTGGTGCTTGGGGTACTCACGGTAAACCGTGGCTTCACCAATACCCGCAACCTCAATGCTCCAACAGTACCGTCCGCGTGACCACCAGCGAGATATGGCACCTGTTCGCCGGCCTCGGAGGCCTGGTGCTGTCTCTGGTCGTTGGCATTTCCGCGTGGTTCCTCAACAACTCCATGCAGCACATCATGCACACGCTATCGTTGCTTGAGACACGCATGGAGAACCTTGCCGAACGGGTGAGTAAGTTAGAGGGCCAGATAGGGAAGAAGCGATGAACGAGAACACCTACCTGTTCAAAGTCCTCATCGCGCTTGATATTTTCGTCTCCGAGCTGTGCTTTCGCGGCGTCTCGGTGACGATCAGCTCGATGACTGCACTCGAACGCCGGAAACCTAAGCCTGCATGGTGGGCCAGGTGGATGCCGCTCACCACGGCCCACTGTGAAGGGGCTGTGAGGTTCGACACGAACCGGGCGCAGGCCGCGCTCAAGCTGCTCCAGGGATGAAGCCGGCTTACTACATATATCTCGCGGTGCTGCTAGCCCTCGGAGGGTTGACCTGGACGGTGAGGCATGAGCACTCAGGGAAGCTCGAGGCACAGCAGGCATTGCACGACTACAAGACACAGCAAGCTCAAGCCGTAGCGGATGCGGTAGCGGTGAACGAAGCGAAGCATAAGCAAGCGGAGGCCAATAACGATGCGATACTCAACGACCTACAGGGCAAGCTCGACGCTGCTGCTGCTAGTAGCAACGACCTTGCTCACCGGCTGTCAAACGCCCTTGCCGCCAGTCACCACTGTCCCGTGTCCTCGGGTGGTAATCAGCCGCCAGTTGCTACTGCCCCCGGAGAGCCCAATCCAGCGGATGCGGCTCAACGACTTACTGCCGCAGTTGGCTCCTACATCGAAGCCTGCGACCGTGACGCAGCCCGCTTCTCAGCCCTCCAGGCCGAACTAGCCCCACAGCTTTAATCGTGCCGGCGCTTCTCTATCGCCTGCTCCAACGCGGTAAACCAATCGGCTAGCTCCTGGGGGCTCAGCTCCCGCGGCCGCCTGTACCCTAGACGTAGCTTGCTACGCGGAGCCTTGCGGTATGTCGCCCACCTAGGGGCTGCGCAGCGAGTGCGGGTCATCTTCCCTCCACTCTCGCAAGCTGGGCTGCGAGTTCCTTGATCTCGTTGCGGGCGTCGTCCAATTCGGCCACCAACTCGCGCAGGGCGGAGGCGGCTTCGTCAAGCAATGGCAATCGCCATCCTTCCAGCCGCTCGATCAGCGCCGTGTAGTCGGTGTTCATGGTTCGTTTACCAGTTGATCGCAGCGGCACATTGGCTGCTGCGTGTATTGATGCAGGGTCTTACGGTGACATACGGGGCATTCAGTCGCGTCATCACCTGCTTGTTCCTCCGCTGTACATACATGCGTGGCGCGATCTGCAAGCAGTTTTTCATAGCGATCAGGATTGCTGCCACTGTCGCGCCAGCATTTCTCACATGCGCTCATTTCCCCTCCTGTTGCCGCTCGCCCAGCGCGAGGGCGGCGCGGTTATTGCAACCGCATAAGCCCATATCGACACACCAGCCTACGGTAAACT